AAAGTTACAGCCCGTTAACCAACGCCCCCACGGGGGCATAAGGATATTTATGAAACCTATTTTATTGCTAAGCCTGCTAAGTCTTACCGCCTGTACCTCATTTACACCACCAAATGTCAGCTTAGAAACTGACAAACAGGCGTTTCATATGAGCCGCCAGCAGGTCATACTGGGTATTACAGAGTGTGAGGATGCAGGCACACGCCCAGTAGTCATTACCGCTAAGCGCAGGATTAATGGAGTTATGAGTGATGTACCCGTAGAAGTGACCTGCAACCCCCGTTACAAGATTTTCCACTAGGAGATAGCCATGCTAAAAAGCGAACGAGATTCAGAGTTATTTTATGCAGCACAGCGTAAGTTTGCTGACCGCCAAAGGATGCTTGATAAGGGCTGGGGTGACTTAGATGCTTATAACCAATTGCGGGAAGCAGAAAAGAAAAAGGAGCGTATGGAGTCTATCCGTATGTTCTTTTGGGGTGGGGTAGCAGCAGCCTTGTTTTGTTTAGTGTTCTTTGGTACTAATTACCTTATGCATGGGTACGCAATATGAAACCATACGCTTGGATCAATGTAAATGACGAATACAAAATAATGTTTGACGATGAGTTGCCAACACATTATCCCGAAGCATGGATGCCGCTTTATGCCAATCCAATAAAAGAATTAACAGATAATGAAATTGTAGATATTAGTGCTGAATTTTTAGCACCAAAAAATTGTAATATTTACACTTTTGCTAGAGCAATATTAAGAAAGGCACAAGAGTGAAGTACAAGGCATTTGACCAAGCCCTGCACGATGCTTGTGACCCACCTGCCCGTGATGCCGTGGCTAGGTGGCTTAAGAACCTTTGGTATATCGATGCCTTACCCAACCCTGATAAGTACGCTGTAGACCTTGTATTAAGCCTGAAAGGGGATCATCTAGGGTATGCCGAGGTAGAAGTCAGGGATTGGGAGTTTTGCCAGTTTAATACGATCCACATAGCACACAGAAAAGATAAGCTGTTTAATCACCCTAGAACTACGATGTATGTGGTTAATCGCCCCTTGACCCACGCTTACTGGATTAGGGCAAATAAGATTAAAGATTGCCCGTTAATAGAAGTACCCAATACCGCAGTAGCCCGTGATGAATACTTTTACGATGTTCCTAAAGATTTGTGGAAGGTTGTAGACTTAACCGACCTGTTTTAATAAGGTCTAGTACCCGTTTTATCAATAATTAAAACTTGCCTGCGAGGATTATCGCCAGCAGTACTAGGCACAGAAATATGTGTCCAGCGGTCAAATTCTCGAATAAGTTGGTCATAACCGATCCCCGATGCAATCACAGCCTTAACGACTTCATCGGGGGTCATGCTTGGTACTCGTATGTCTGCTGCACACCCAATACGATGCTGGCTAGTGTCCTTTGATCCTACAGCATCATTTACGGCTTTGCAACGAAAGGCTGAATTGACCATAACGGTCTTGCCACCTATAGCCGTCTTAACTTCCTCTAAAAACCCCGCTAGGCGCACAAGGTTAGCCATTTCTGAGGCATTGGGCGTATTGTCAAATTGCCTGTGATCCGTGTGGGTCAGTTCGTCTAGGGTGAAATGTTCTGAAAGGTTCATTTTTTAATCATGCCTTTCATTTCTTCAGTTTTGTTTTTACTGCCTTGGCTAGAACCAAAATAAAACGATAGGACTTGGCCCGCAGCCGAGGTTATAAACCCTAAAGCAAAAATAACCAATTGCTGTTGATCGTCAGGGGTATCTACAAACATCAGTACCCCAATTAATACAAAGGCTAAACCCACAACTCCCAATGCAAGAATTGGCACAACCATCTTATCTAGCTTAGTTGCATTTGCTGAAGTAGCTACAGCAGCATACGCTTGACGGGCAGAATCACGGTCAGCAACTTCTAATTTGGCGTACTCTAAGTCAAGTTCTTTAAGTTTAAGTGCCATTTCAGGGTTACCTGTAAGAGCCTTGGTAACGCCCTCTATGGTGTCATCATCAATGCCTAGCTTAGATGCTATCCAACCGACTGCTGCGCCCCCTGCTGGGCCAGCAACCGCAGTTGCTAACATAGGTGCAACACCTTTAAGAAGTCCTAATAAGGTATCCATTATTTTTTACTCCTTGATAACATAGTTGCGCCAATAAAAAGCATTGCTTTTGTTTGTTCTATATCGGCTGGGGGTTTATCCCAACCAACGGTAATCTGCCCGATAAACCTGCTGGGGTCAGGCGGTACACTAATTCTACAACCAAAGGTCATGCCTTTTTCAATATACCAAAGCCCAATTTCTGACTGTGCCGCCTTGTATTCACCGCAAGGAATATCACCAGCCATTAAAGCTATTACATCATGGTTGTTTGTTTGATTAGAAGTAAACAACCCTACATCCAAACCATCATTTGTTTTATCCCGACCCGTCTTTGTATAGGCTCGATACTGTATGCGAGTGCCAAACAAAGGGTTAACTTTAAATATTGTTACTACAGTTGCTTCAGTCGTTTTAAACAAATGAACCGCTACATCGTCTACCCGATCTTCGGCAATACTGGGTAGCTTTTGACTTTCTTTATAAGTACCAACAATTAACTCTTTATTTTCGTAAAACGCCCAAGCACCAAAAACTAAAATTGCCATCAAAATAACCGCAAAAAGTTTAAATGGGGAGTCTACATACGCCAATATTTTAGATAAAGTATCTTCTGAATTGTTTAATGGCATATTTATTTCCATCTCCCCCAAGTACATTCGTATGCTACCCAAGTTGCAAACATATAACACAACGCCATCACGCTTTTCATTACCCGCCTGTCGCTTTGTTCTAAATACCTATCTTGGCGTTCTTCCCATTGTTTACGAGCTTTTATGCCTTGTATTTCATCCCAAGCCTTACTGCCGTATTTCTTAGTTATTTCGTACTTTATCTTTTCTTCGGACTCTTTGGCTAACATCCGTTTTTGGAACTCGTCTACCGCCTCGATAATAGTGGTGGTATCAGGACTAACAACCCTTGAATTCTTCCTTGAAGCTGCTCTTTCTTTTGCCGCCTTATCCGCAACCGCTAATACACCGTCAATTGCTTTGCTAAGTTCTTCAGATGCTTTTACAGACTCATTGAGAGTTTTGGTTACCTGTTTAGTACCATCAATAATTCCAAAGGGATCGGGCATACATCATTAAACAACCTTAACTACTAAAGTAACTAAGGTCAAAATAATGAATCCAGCACTACCTAATAAGATTTGCTCGATGCGTTTTAGCCTTGCACAAATAGAGTCGTAGCGAATTTGGCATACGGCTTCATGTGAGTTTAATTTGGCTTCTGTTTCTGTAACCATTTCTATTCCTTGTTAAGAAAGGCCCATGCCTTGTCTAATTTTAGTTGCAGATATATCTGTAATAGATTTATCAAAGGTTTCTTGCTCAATCTTGTAACCTACATCTCTGCCGTAGGTAATGTTAGTAATATTAGGAACAACCTGTATTTCGTATTGACCTTGAAATAGTGGGTCTAAGTCCCTCTTAATATTAGATTTTACTTGTTCTATTGCAAATGGGTTGTTGCCTTGCCAACCCTGACAATCACGAATCTGTATGACTACTTGACCTGTTTTGGCAATGGCTCTTTTAAACAGAGCTCTATGACCTTCGTGCCAAGGTTGCCATCTACCTAGCATCTGTACGGTTTCTTTCTGCCAATCAAATGTAGGTCTGCGTCTGTTCTCGATAATGTGGTTGCCAATAAACTCAGCCCACTTCTCGCAGTCTTTTTCGGTTACTCTAAAGTCATAGACTTCAGGCGGAATAAAGGCTTTGTTGGTATCTTCGTATTGGCTTTTAGCAATGGTATCGACCCAAATAGTCCAATCAGCCTTGAAGTTATTACGCATCTCTACTAAGGGTGCTACAAAGTCACAAATAACATAGTCACCACCAGCTTCTAGGGCAAACTGAGCCATGCGTAAGGATTGACGGATACGACCAGCGTCTGTAAAGTCCCAATCGTTATACTTTTTACGCACTTCATCAGCGTTAAACCAATTAACCTGTGCGTTAAATCCAGTAAACATCTCACCATAGTCTTTACGAGAACCATTTACTTCTAAATACTTTTTTAGGGCTTGTGCTAGGTAAGTCTTACCTGCGGTTGGCAAACCCATAATCAGTATTTTTTTCATAGGAGAGCATCTAATTCATCGTGAGTAGTACAGGCATCAATAGCAGCTTGTTTGGGTGCAACAGCATCTTTAGCGGCTTGTAACGCTACAGGGTCATAAGTAGAGGGGTTTTCAGCTTGCTGTCTAAATAGTCGATTAAATGCCATCTGTGCATTTTGTTTCATCTGTTCTTTGCGGTCAGCTACAAGCACATCAAATGTGCCATAGACGATTTCTACAGGGTCTTTGGTAATGTCAAAAATATGACCCGTATAGCCTTGACGATGAGCAATAATAGTAGGCTTTACTTCAATAGCACTTTTCCAACCTTCTCTGCTATCAATTGGGGTATCCCAAACATCTTTAACTTCACCATTTTCAATACGAACATTTAAACTCATTTTACTCTCCTTACTTGTTCCTTAAATTCACCAGTTACTTTAGCCAATGGGGTATCCCAATCGCCAAATTTCTCTTGCCTAAACAACCTAACATTACGATACCAAATGCTTGTGTCTTTTCCGTCAGCCCATAAATAATAAGGTAATACAGGGCTAATAATCCAAGTTTCTTTACCCATAGCTGCTGCTAAATGTGCAACTGAGGTGCAAGAACTAATGACCTTATCAACACTCTCAATGACTGCCTTAGTGTGTAGCCAAGTGTCTAAACAAGGCTTTTGTACATGGTTAGGGATGTTATCTAACCCCACATCCCGTTGCAAGCTAATTAACTCTGCTGGTATTGTAAACAAAGGTGTTGGGTCAAATACCCGATTATGCTCATGCTCAAAGCGTGGGTTGCCTTGCCAGCGTAGTCCAATCTTGCCGTTAGGTTTGATTGTCTTGCAAGGGATATAAGGTGCGTTGTTGACTGTTAAAAAACTAAGATAGCCTGACATACCTAATACATGGTAATTATGGTAAACACCACCAGCAGCCATAGACTCGACCCCCGCAGATACCCCGTCAACCAACATCATTAAACCCGCTAATTCAGGCATACAAGCAACTACACAAACACCGCCACGGCTGACAATCTCTCTTGCCCATCTAGCAGCGTGTATTTGGTCACCTCTACCACCTTCTAATACTAATAAAACAACTTCACCATTTAAAGGTCTGCCATCGTATGTTGGCATTGACGAGGGATTAGGATTACCAAAGACTTCCTCGCTACGACCTCTATCCAATAAATCAAAGCCTTCTTTTAGATTGCCGTAGCGTAATGCATACCAGCCACGATTAAAGGCTGCTCGGTCATCGTGTGGTCTTAATTCTAAGATAGTCTTACACATTGATTCAGCAGCATCAAACTCGCCACGCATAGCAGCTTCTACTTGAAAGTCTAGTACATCTTTCTTAGGTTCTGTTTCACCCTTCCAAAACTTAGGGGCTTCAAATCGGTATTCAAACTCACCCAAGATTTCTTTAGGGGATGTGCCTGTGTTCTTTAATTCAGGTTTAACATTGTGTAGTCCAGCAATGCCCCAAGCGTTTTCGTCATCTTCGGCTACCGACTTGCCGTCAATATTGTTAAAGTCATGGGAAAATGGCTGTAGACTCCAAAAGGCTTCTATCTTAGTAATTACCGCTTGTGGGTTAGACATTAACTCATCGTATTCAACAAATAAAATGTTTTCAGGATGCTCTGTATAGCCTTCGTGCAATGCAGCGTAAGATTGTTTAAGGTGTCCAATTAATTGTCCGTTACAGAACTCGGAAAGGTTCTCAGGTTTAGCAATCTTAGCAAACGAGGCGGCACAAGTAGCAACATCTCTGACAGTAGCCACAATTCTTACAGGTGATTCAAGAACCTCACCCATTGTCTTTTGAATCTGTGGTGTTACCCATCCCCTAGACTTATCAACAGTAATTTTACTGTCCTCACGCACAGGAATTAGTTTTCTAAGTGTTTTGTAAAGATGTTCGTTAGTTTGTTTCTGACCTTTAGTTGTTGGGTTATTTTCCCATGCTTGACAGACTGAACCAAATATATCAATAAGTCCTGAAGTGGGAGTTACATGGATGTCGTTTCTTTGATTTAGCAATGCAGCTAAAACAGTAGAACCTGAACGGGGGAGTCCTGATAAAAAATACATCATGTTTGTATACATCCACCAGTTTGACCCCCTGCTGCTGGTACAATCCAAGTAGTTAAAGCACCTATTTGTTTAGGCGAGGAATAACTTACATAGTTTCCTAATCCTAAACCGTATCGGAATTTTGCACCCCAAGTCCAAATAGTTCCATCTGTTTTTAAACAAAGACTGCGACTACCTCCTCGTTTTGGTGTTAACCAATTAGTCAAAGCACCTACTTGTTTTGGTGACGAGTAACTTGTAAGGTTTCCTAAACCTAATGGGCCACCATAACTATTTTGACCCCAAGCCCAAAGAGTTCCATCAGTTTTAACACACAAAGAAAAATTATCAGAGGCAGGAGTAGCCCAATTTGTTAACGCACCTAATTGTTTAGGCGAGGAATAAGATGTAGTATTTCCTAAACCTAAGTTTCCATAATAGTTACCACCCCAAACCCACAGAGTTCCATCAGTTTTAACACATAAACTTGAAATTTGACCAGCAGAGGGAGTAGCCCAATTAGTTAAAGCACCTATTTGAACAGGAGAAGACCTATTAATTTGGTCTCCTAATCCTAACTGACCAGCATTGTTTTGACCCCATGCAAAAAGTTTTCCAGAAGTATCGGTAGCTAAACAAAACTTACCGCCTTGTGGATTACTGTCAGCAATTACCCAATTTGTCAAAGAACCAATTTGTTTAGGAGATGAATAAGATGTAGTATTTCCTAAACCTAATTGACCAAAACTGTTACTTCCCCAATTCCATAGTGTGCCGTCAGTTTTAGTACATAAAGAATTATAAGAACCCGAAGTAGGTATTTTCCAATTAGTTAAAGCACCTACTTGAACAGGAGAAGACCTATTAACTGTATCTCCTAGACCACATTCACCATAAAAATTAAAACCCCATGACCAAAGTTGTCCAGTAGTACTAATTGCTAAAGTTTGGTTTCCTGTACTTAATTTTGACCAAGTAGTTAAAGAACCCATTTGAACTGGGGAAGAACGATTAACAGTATCATTTAAACCTAATTGACCAATTTGATTATTACCCCACATAAATAATTTACCGCCAACAACAACAGGAGCAGCAGCACTTTTAGCAAATAAGAAATTCCGAGATGCAAACATTTACGAATCCCTTACGAAAGGTTTTGGATAGCAGAACCATACCAAGTAGAGCTAACAGAAACAAAGCTAATCATGTCTACCGCTGATGCTGTGGCTGTGATTGTAGGAGCAGTACCGCCTGACCATTTAACACCAGTAAAGGTTGCAGTACCAGCACCAAGGAGTGCTTGTGTTACTTTCAATATAAACGATTTACCAGCAGTAGCGGTAGGCATTGTAAATGTGCAACCAACGGCTGTAGTTAGTGTAACGGTCTGTACTGTACCACTCGTTAAAACTAAGGTATGAGCAGTTGTTACAGTACCAATTGCTACTACGGACTCGGTATAGTTAGTAATGGTAGGGTTTATTAATGTACCTGATGCAGCAGTAGAATCAGCTAATAAGGTAACTGCTCCTGAACTATTCTTAAAGTATAGTTTTCCATCGGCAGTATTAATAGCCAACTCACCAGCAACTAGATTGCCAGCAGTCGGCAGAGTTGAGGCCGTAGTTGAGTAGTAAAGTGATATTGGTGTAAAGCCTGATTGTGCCATGATTTTTCCTTAAAATAACCCGCCAAATATACCAGTTACAGCGGTTACTGTACCCGCATTTGATATGTTATTACCACCCATTTGCAATGCCCCAGTAATAGGCGTTTGTCCATCTGCTGCAACCGATCCTGTCATTGCGGCAGCCAAGTCATTCATGGTGTTATTAGCCCATGAACTTGCAATTGTAGTTCCAGTTACTACTGGGTTACCAGCAGGAAGTGCATATGTACCCGATCCGTTTCTACTCATTTGTTGCTCCTTGTGCGCCTTGCAATGTTAATAGTCTAGACAAATTACGCTGATCGGGTGTCAAAAACGGTGCAGCAGTATTTGGAATTAAACGATTTTGTACGGGTGAAGATAATGCGGCTGCTCTTAACGCTGGTCTAGCCAAAATAGCACCAGCACCAGCACCGCCTGTACTTACTCCACCAATTAATCCAGCAAAATAATCTAATGGGCTTAATTGTGGCAAGCTACCCATAACTTCAGGTGTTTGGCTTGCTTTAGG